TCATGCCAATTCCGGGATTAGCCTTACCATATAATTGTTGAATAAGATTACTTATTTCCGTTCCATCAACGCCACCACCAATAGGATAAGCCTGTCTATCCATGCTTGGAGTTACGCCACCACCCATGGAAGCAACGCCGCCTTGAGCAAAATGACCTTTTTCTGCTGCATCTTTCGTTGCAACATCATAATTTACTGCTCTTAATCCGCCAACATTATGAACAGCTTCCGGTTTATGTTGTTCTGTTTCAGCAGCATTAAAGCCAATACGGGTTGTTGGATCGCCTTTATAATTAAACTTATAAATGTTTTGACCATCAAAAGTTTTTCCAACTGGTTCCATATTATCTTTAACGCGTGGGTCGGATGCAATAAGACCCAATGCACCAAGACCGCCAAATACTTGAGACATAATATTTGGACCGGGCTGCGTAGTTGTAGATGTACCGCCCGAACCAGCGCCAATACCTTCGACAATATTTGCCAAATATTGCGTTGATTGAAATGGATATGCTTGTTGCTGTTGGAACTGGCCCATCAAAGCCTGATCCAATGCTTGCTGGTATGCTTGTTGTTGTGCGCCAGCTGCTAGTTGCGCTTGTGCACCTTGTAAACCAGCTTGCTGCGCTTGTGTGCCTAATCCAGCAATAGCCTGACCACCGCCAAGACCCATATTATAAAGACCTTGGCCCAAAGCTGCTTGTTGCTGGGCAGTTGTCATGCCCTGCCCAAACAATTGTTGACCCAAAGCACCTTGCTGTTGCGCCGCGCCTAATTGTTGTGCGTAACCTTGTTGACCAATCCCAGACAATTGGCCCGCAGCAGCAGCTTGTGCTGCACGATTGGCTTGTTGCGCCGCTAAATTAACGCCCTGCTGTTGTTGAAAACCGGATAATGCTTGTCCATAACCGGACTGCAAAAGATTTCCTAAAATTTGCCCGGAAGCTAAATTCTGTTGATTGGCCAATTCAGCTTGAGCAATACCTGCACGGTCACCGCCAAAAGCCCCCGCGCTAATTGCTTGCCCTTGTAAAGCAGACCGCTGTTGCGCTTGCTGGTTTGCCAGTTGATTCATTGTCCCGCTGACAACATTATTCATATAAGGCGACATATACTGATTGACAGCGCCTTGGCTGAATTCTTGCGGCATAATGCCTTGAGCGGCTTGTAAGGATAAACCTGTTGCCATGTTCTGATAAGGCGACGCATATCCTAATGCATTCTGGATGCCATATTGCGCTTGCTGTTGAAGAGGATTAGCCGCCGATATTCCGCCTTGAATAGAACCTGTTGCTGCATCATAATAAGGTTGGGCTGCATATTGCCCCCCCTGTATATTCTGAACACCCTGTTGGATAAATGGTTGGGCCATTCCAACAGTTTGGTTAACATTCTGAATACCAGCTTCTTGAGTCGGAGAAAGACCAGCAACCATTTCTCCGCCATAAGGCGTAAACGGTTGTTGTTGGGCCTGTTTAGCAAGGCCAACTACGTCTTGATAATTCTGCAAGACCTCCGGCGGCGGAGACCATGATCCAGTAGAAGTCGTCGATCCAGAACCACCACTCATCGCGGTCTCCGTAAATAAAAATTACTCCTCTTCATCTATCACATCTTGCCCCGTTTTGGCACCCCATAGGAAAAAAGCCCCCACGGGATCACCTAATCTCTTCTCATACATTCTTACTTTAGCACTTGTTCGGTCATTTGACAAAACCCCAATCATAAGAGGCATATCAAGTTCCGTAGCGCATTTTTTGGCAAATTCAATCAGTTTTGAAGCGCGACCGCCTCTTGCCGATCGATAATCAGGATGCACAAATAAACTCATTTCTTCTAAAAATGGCTTATCTGCGTACCAAAGGCTAGAAATTCTAAGAAGAATACCAGCTTCCAATTTATCCTTTTCACCAATTACCCCAACAATACCCCCTTCTTTATATAAAGACGGCATCATTAGTTTGTGGACTTTATCCAAGTCCATCGGAAAAATCCCGTTTTCTTCATTAACTAAACGGGCTAATTCCAAAATTCCATTTGCATCGTCCGGTTTTGCTACCCGAACGTGAACATTTTCCGCACCAAGATCAATCGCGCTTTGGTCCCGGTAATTTTTGGAGCGTCTTGATCGTTTTTTGGCGGATTTGGTTGACGTAGCTGTCAAGGATTGCGTGTCCGTCATCTATATCTCCTTCACCTACTTCCACAACTTTACGCGGAGATATAACATATTCGCCCCCCGCTGCAACAATTGGCGTAGCTTTTACATTGGGATTATTCTCATAAAACTTTTCATCATCACCAAATTGACGGTCCAATATTTTGGCCCCGCCAAGGCTATTGCCTTCGGCTAAAGCTGATACTTCTGCCGCCGGAATAACATATGACCCAGATGGAACGTGCATAGGAAGATGGTCGGTACGGCCAGCAACAGGGGATGGAATAAAACCAATATGAAGTTTGGTTACTGGCGCATCATTTGGCCCCGGCAGTGGAGTGCCACCAGTTTTATGTCCCGAACGGGCAATATTTAATGCCGCAGCCACAGCTTGGTCATGCGGATGACCCGAACGGGTCATTTCGCTTATATTTTTACTAATAGTAGCCTGTGATGATCCGTGTTTTAATGGCATCACGAATATCCTATAGAAATAACTGAACTTGTTCCCGGCACAAAAGTTAATCCAGTCGCAAATGGTATCTGTATTTGATATATACCAATTGTATTAGGAACTGCATAAATGCGATTTCCTGACGTTGTTGATGTACTATTGGTATCGTAAATATATCCCTGCGTTGAACCAGCCACAATAACGCTTACCGTTGCCAGCCAACCAGCCGTTGATTTTACCACCGTACTTGTCGATATTTCTTTTGTACTATATGACCCTGCTCTAATAGATATATTAGATACATAACTATTAATTGCTATGACGCCATTTTTTGTTGCGGTAAGCTGATCATCTAAACTAGCCATTAAAAACGCCCATCTGGTTGAAATCTATATCGCATGGCACCTAACCGCCAAAAAGTACCCGAATCATTAGATGATATTTGAATAGATAATAACCTATTTCTAATCCGGGTTGAGACATATTGTGTCCCTTGAGAAACTGAATACGGGCCATACACGGTTGGTGCATCGCCGGGGTAATTTGTTCCAAAAAATGTAATATTTACCGTTGCGTTTTGAGACTGTCCGTAATCGCCCCATTTCATGTCCGGCCAAATTTGATCCACAAATATCAAATTGTCCGCTTCATTAAGTTGTATGTAACCCGTTTGAAATGAAGACAGCATAGGTTGTGTATCAGCATTATTACCAATTTCATGTTGGTAAATATAATTGTCCGTGCCAGCGCCAATTGGATTGCCCAAAACAGATGAATCAATCCAAGCCGTTCTGCCCAATGAACCATAATCCCATTGCATCAATTCTGGATTATATTTTACATAAGAATCATTTTCCGTAGAATTTTGGGACGGATAAAACCATGTAATTTCATTAAATAGACTGTTTACAGCACATCTAATTTTGTATGCATAAGTCATATTTAAATTTTGATACAAAATATCCCAAATTGCACATGGCAACGCTTGTGGCCCATTTGTGGAAAGAACATTAAACGATTTTGGTGATAACCAATAAACCACGTTGTTTAAAACACCCATGCAATATTGGCTAATAGCACCAATTCCAGAACCTAATTTATTAAACCCATAAACAAATGGCGTTCCAACATATTGCATTGCCCAAACAGATTGATCCGTCCAAATGATACCCTGTTGTGGACCCTGTATGGCTCCAACAATCATACTGCCTTCAGGAATACGATATGAACCCGCCTGATTCGTGGCGCTGGCCGTCCAAACATTTAAATCTTCAACATCAGACCATCTAATCAATAAAGGGTCTTGAACACCACTGAATGTAGAACCGTATGCAATTAATTGGCGTTGAGGCATGGCCGTAAAAATGCCTTGATTGACTAAAGGCGCATAAGGCAAAATAAATGCCGATCCTTGGCCAGTTAATGGAATCCAATTATAAATTGGGCCACCTTGTGGGCAAGCTACTAAAACTTGTCCAAAATTATCTAACGTCCAACTTTGTGCAGAAATAGAAGTTCCGCGTAATGATCCGGGGGTTCCACCAGTTCCATAACCGCCACGGCCATAACCACCGCGTCCATAGCCCGTACCAGCAGGTAATGCTTGGGAGTTAATATAATACAATAATTGAGCATTGCCGCTATTCATCGAAACGGTAGTGCTTGCATTCGAAAGATTGGCAACATTAATTGAAAATGTATTAGCCGATGGTACAGATTGAACTACGTATTCGCCATAAATATTATTACCAGCGATCGCAGTTGAAGCATTTGCAATAAATGTGCTGCCAACAGAATAACCATGATTATTTAAAGTAACAACAATAGTAGATAATCCTGATGTACTGGTATATGTTGGAACAGTACCGCTATTGTTAACAGTTGAAGTAGCATTGGACGATGCCGTAATTGTATAACTATTAACGGATATTACAGAAGAAACGATATAAAGTCCGTTTAAAACCAAAGAATCAATAGCTATCGGCGTGGATAAAAAAACATAATCATTTACTGCTGCATTTCGCCCAGCATCCACCACTGTAATAGTTGCACTACCGGATACCGTTGAAAAATTCGGTGTTATATTTGCAATAGTTTGTCGCGGCGTAATGTCAAATAAAGATGATCCGGTAATTGCGGAAAGTTGATTTTGACCACCAATTGCCAACCATTGATCATTATTTAAATCTTCCCACGCATGAAGAGCGCGTATTTGGGCCGATGTATAGGTTCCGGTGATAGTTGTAGATGAAACAGTTTGTGTTTGGCTAACCGTATACGTGCCTACGCCGTTAGTCCCGGTTAAAATTGCTGTAATCGTGGTTCCCGCAGCAATTCCTGTACCAGTAAGAGTTTGCCCCACAAGAAAACTACCGCTAGACATAGATGTAATTGTCAGCGTTGTTCCGCTTATGTAACCCGCTCCAATTCCAACTGGCGTTACTGTGTATGGGTAGTTTTGGTATTTAACCCATCCACCTAGTTTTTGAACCAATCCAAGGCCATTTCGATCCGGCATAAACCGAATCAAATTGGATTGAGATACATTCATTTCATTAAGCGCAGCTGTCCTAACTTCATCAACGCCCGGAACAACTTTAAGTACACCATGCGGCATAGACTATCCCCGCGTTGGCGTTGCAATAACAGCAGGAGACATAGCGGACCATGCTCCGGCCTGATATTTTTTACGGGCTTCTTCAACCATCGCACCTTTTAGAAGTGCTTGATATTGGCTTTCATAAGTTTGGGCCATAGCAGGATCGTCATTAATGCGGCCAAAATTTCTTTGGTATGCTGAAATGTAGATCATAGATGCCATAATAAGCAAATCTGGCAAATAATTGCTAATAAAATTGGTCGCCGTTGGTGTCGAAGGCTGATACAAGGTCGTTTCACGGGCTGTTCCGTTAATGACCAATGTATAATTCTGATCTGGCGTTGGCCCAACCCGAACTACAATGGACGTATTGCCGATTGTTGTTGGATCACCGCCCTGCATTGCATAATAAATAGGCTGAGCCGCGGTTGTTCCCGATGGATACACATACTGTAAATATTCTTTTGTCACAGGCATCAAAGGGACATGAGGCGTTGTACTTGCCAAGGATATGCTTTGCAAAGTGACAAAGTTACTGTCTGGAATGTTAAGATACTGATTTCCGCTGGTTAGGGAAAAAGATGTATTGGAAACAACCGTTGATAAAAAATCTAAATCTCTTTGGATACGTAATTCGGCATAATTGATCATTTGGGGTAAAATGATCTGATAATTAGGGTCCGTTGTTGGAACTACGGCCATAGTAGCAATTTGTGTAACATAATCTGTATAGTTCATGGCCCCAATCCCTTATGCGGCCATGTCAAAAGCCGCCTTTTCAACGTCCGCGACGCGTTGTGACCATGTTTTACCATACCGCCCGAAATCGGGCAATCTTTGATAAAATGCCAATCTTGCATCGCAGTATTCGGTGATTAAAGAGCGTGGATTAACCTGCTCAATCTCCGCAAATGTCATTGGACCTATCAAACCATCTGATGGTACGTTTAACACTTGTTGCAACACTTTTACTGCCCGGCCCGTACCAGCATTGACCGCATAGTCAAATACTGCGTAATCCAATCCTATTGGCAGTAAATCACCTTTAATAATATCCCAATATTTTATTTTATAAAAAGGAATTATGTCATTTATTGTCAATGCCTTAATGTCATCTTGTGTAACCTTTTGGTTTACATATTCTTCCCATGCAGCCTGTGTAACACCCATATTGGTGCTACCTTTTCGCCCATCGGAAAGC